CGCGATGCTCTGTCACGTGTGGATTCCGTCGTCGGTGATGATCGTGACAAAGTCGCCGTTGTTGTCGGGGAACGCTTCCAACGTGGCCGGATACACCGCCAACGACTTATGCGTCAACACAAAGTTACCGACCTGCGTGACACGGGCATTCGGCACCACCAGCCGCATCGACACATTCTGGTAGTAGCCTTCGATCACCCACATGCTGTTGACGTTCAACACGGCGTTCATCTTGACGGTGGTGATGGTGCCCGTCGTGCTCGTGGCCGCTGTCACCGTCACGTTGGCGTCGGAGTGGATCACTTTTTGCACGTCGGGGTCCACGATCTGATACAGCTTGAACGTGAACGTGGCCGCGTAGTGCTGTTGCAACGCGGCCACCAATGATCCGCCCCACGCGTACTGTTTCGTGGATGGCCGGTCAATGTTCAGGGTGACACCGTCGTCGTCGACATAGCCGAGCGATACGAATGGGGTGGCGAGAACGGTGCTGGTGTCGATGGGCGCCGTCGTGTTGAGCGGGGCACGCCAGATACCGCCCATGACGTTTGGTGATGGCGCGGCGATGTCCGCGATCTGAATTCCGCTGGGTGCGGTCACTTTCTTCTCCTTGTGTTAGGGGCCGGGGTTCCATGGTTGTCCTGCTACGCGCCATGTCACGGTGCCCATGTAGCGAGGCAGGTTCACGTCGGGGTCGTCGCGTCGTTGCGGCGCACCAACATTGAGGGTGTCGACCACATACCAGCCCTGCACGGTTTGGCCGCGGGCCGAGCTCATCAAAGAGACGGCGTCGGCGGCGATGCCGTTGGCCTGGTCTTCGTCGGGTGAATAGCCGTGCAGTAGGAGCTGGACGTCCCAGTGGAAGCGGTTGGGTTTGCTGCCGCCGCCGGCTTCGATGCGCAGCGCGCCGTTGATGGTGTCGGCGGTCTTGTCGGGGTTGGGTAGCCGGGTCATCACCGGGATGGGCGCCATCGGGGCGAGTAGGTAGGCGCGGGCGACGACTTCGATTTTCGGTATCCGCAGCAGCGGATCAATGAACGACATGGTCATGGTGTCCGCGATGCTGTGGGCAGCATGGTTTCGGGTTGCGCCTCAGTCGTCGAGCCGCTGCCGGACACAACCATGCCGTATTCGGATTGGTTTTGGCTGTGGCCGCCGTGGGCTGCCGCGCCGATACTTGACCCGGCCGAGCCGACCGCCTTAATCAACAGGGATTGGGTCAACTCGAGGTGGATGCCGCCGCCGTCGGTGGGCAGCGCGAACGCCCGTGGCCGTTTCGTGTGCGGATAGTTTTGCACGATCACCCCGAACCGTCCCGCCTTATGCCCAGCACCAGCCGTGCTCGCGATCTGGGTCGCCAAGTTGGTGATGCGGTCCACCACATTCGGCATGTGCAGCAAGTGTTGTTTCTGTTCGGGGGTCAGCGGTTTCATTTCCACCGTGACGTCCCAGTCACCGCCCGCCATTTACTGGACCCTCCTCACATGTACTTCGTCGGCCAGGCCGTATCCCCAGCGCGGCAACGGGAATCCGACCTTCCACGAGATCGGAATATTTTGCACTTCGTAGGCCAGCCAGTCGGTGTCGGCGGGGTTCGACACCAATTGGATAGGTAGCAACACCTGATCCAACTTGTTATAGACCGTCGAATCAGGAACCAGCATCATCACATCGGTGATGGTGCGGGACAGATAATCCAGCGAAATCGGGTCATGCGCAGGCGCAGCCCAATCCATCCGGTAAAACGTCACCACCAACCGGTCGACCGGGGCCGCTAACGCGCCAGTGGGATTGCCGCGGTCATCGGTGCCACCATCTGCCACGTACACCCGGTGTTGAATCGTGATGATGGGGTTAAAAAACAGGCCCGCGCTGGTCATGGCGGTCTAGAACCTGACAAGTTTGAACGGCCCGAGCCGGTTTTTCTGTTCATCATTAATCAGCAAACCCAGCTCACCGAGCACGATGGTTTGCGGGCCCGCCGTGATTTGTTGAACCGGACCAGATGGTAGCTGTTGCGCGTTGGCCGCCAACTCCAACGTGATGACGTTTATCACGACGGGAATCTGGGGGAATCCGTGGGTGTAGGTGACATCAGCGAACACCGCTAGCGGGGATGGGTATTCGCGGAACGGGAGATCGGATTCCAGCGGCCACAGCGGCCACGGCCAATAGTTCTGCTGGGTAAAGTCGATAAACCCTTCCTGATGCACCACATAGGTACTCGGGTCCAACACGATGCCATTCAAGGTCACCGACGCCACGTCGGTGACATACAGCGACGGCAGAAAGATCGTCCCATCCGGCGCCACTGGAACCGTGTCGGTGACGGTGATGGACGGGTACACGTGCCATTGCAAGTATCGGCGAATCACTTCGCTGGCCCCGGTCAGAAAGAAGGTGGGGTCACCGGAGATGAACGTGTTGAGGTCATCGGTGGTCGCCATCAGCGGATAGGTGCCGGGCAGATCGTTAAACGATGTCATGGCTGCCTGATCTGGATCTGTGTCAACTCGGAAATGATTTCGCCCGCACGGAATTTCGTTACCCACCGATACACGTATTGGTCGGTGTCCGGTGGCACCGTCGCGGGGGTGTAGGGGGGACTGGTCATTCTTCCAGCAGTCCGATCAGTTCGGCTTTACGCGCCGACGCGGGATAGTCGATGCCGGCCTCGTCCAGCGCGTCCTTGAGTTCGTTAACCGTCCAGCCTTCGAGGGGTTCCTCCTCTTCTTCTTCGGGTTGCGGCGCGGCCTTGGTTTTCGCGGTGGTTTTCTTGGCTGCCGGTTTGGGTTCGGGCTCCACAACTTTCGACTGGCGTGCGGATTTCTCGGCTGGCGCCTCGATGTCGACGCCCTCGCACGGCGGCGGCCCGTCCCCGCGCTCCAACTCGTAATCGCTGATGCTGGTGGTGTGACCCATGATTGAACCTCACATGTGTTGGGCGAACCGCCGGCCCCGGCGAAGGTTTGGGGAAGCCGGGGCCGGGGTTCGCTTGAACAGGGATTTACGGGGCGTTCTTGAGCTGAATCAATTCGAACAGCTCCGGGCGCTCCACCATCAGGCCGATACGCTCCTCAGCCCTCGCGGTCCAGAGGTTCTGTTCGAACGCATTTCCGTTTGTGTTTGTAATATCGACGCGCAGGCCCCCATGTCGAAGCACCCGGTTGTAGTCGCCGAAATCACCCACCAGGATCAGGCCTTGCGGCATCGCCGGGGTGGTGACCACCGGCTTGTCCCACAACCCGAACCGTGACACCGCCGACGGCGTGCCCTCATTCTGCGGGTAGCCGTACGAGGCCCCGAACATTGACCCGCCATAATATTGCAGGTTGTTGTCCTTGGACAGTCTGATCGTCAGGAAGTCCAGCGGATTCATCACGATCGCGTCAGGTTCAAAGAACGTGCGTACCCGAATGTCGACGATCGCGTTCAAGATTCCCTCAGCAATCGCTACACCGGTCGGCGCTGTCCCGGTAGGAGCCGCCCCGGTAACAGCGCGGCCCGGTGTCACCGACGCCACCGTGTCCGTACCGGCGCCGATACCCGGCGTGCCAGCGGTCGGCACCACCAAGTTAGTCACCGCGGTCACGACTTGCGGCGCAGTGAACCCGGCCGAACGGTTCAGGAGACCGTTCACACCGGGATAGCCTGCCCCGGCGAGCAATTCGACTTCCTCCTTACGCTGCACACCCTGGACCAGCCGCTGTTGGATCAGCCCCCACGCCATCGACGAATCCTGAATAAGTTCATCCGTCGCCCATTCCAGGTTGGCTACCTTGCCGACCTGTTCGGTATAGCGGGTGAAGCTGTGCGTCGAGGTGGGTTTGGTGGCGCCTTCGGGGACGGCGGCGGCGTTGTTCGTCCACGTCGACTCCCGCACATACGTCACCACAGGGCTGTCTGTGGCGTAGCTGGGGATCAGTGAGGCGATCACATTTTCATAAAACCGCAAATCCACGATGCCCGGTATGAATTCGGGCGCCACCAGCGGGCCAGCGGTACCGGTCAGGAAGTAGGTGCCGCCCGCCAATGCGACTGGGACAGCAGTGCCGGTGGCGTCGACACCGGACAGCCCGGTCTGGCCTTGGGCTTTCATACCGATGTCGGCGCCCATTTTCTTGAGCCCGAAGTCGAACGTGACGTTGGCGCGGTCCCGGGTGTGCGGGTTCGCCGCCGCCTTCAACACCGCGTAACTCTCACGGTATTTCTTGATGGAGTCTGGTACTTCAGCCCCGGGCGGCTCCCCGGACGGTACCGGGTCGGTCGACCCGGACCACTTCTCGGCTGCGCGCAGGTTCTTCATCCCCACCTCGATGGTTTCGTTGTGCTGCTCGAAACCGTCCATGTAGGTTTTGAATTCGGCTGCGGTGATCTTGTCGGCCTCGAAGTCGGCGGTCTTGGTTTTCAGTTCGGCGCGTAGTTCCTCGCTCTGTTGGGCGAGGGATTGCTTACTAGGCATAGCTACTCCTGTGTGCAGGTTTTCTGGGCGAGATAGGACAGGCCCCGGGCGCGTAGCGACAGGGCTTCCTTGCTTGCCACCAGTTCAGCGGACTCCTCAGCGGCGTCGGCGGGTACCTCGGCGGGCGCGGATGCGGCGGCTTTGGTAGCGGCGTCAGCGGGTGACTCATCGGGTGATCGTCGTGGCGATCCAACACTTTTGGTGTTGGAAGACTCTTGTTCTTCTTCTTCTTCGGTGCCGGGGTATGGCGCGCATTGCGCGCCGAGCTGATACGCGGCGTCATGGATGGCCTGCACCGCATCGTCATGCTTCATCTGGGGGTTATTGCCGCTGGCATCCAACTGCTTGAAAAGCATGCCGAACAGCGCCGCCGATTTCTTGTCGTCAGCAATCTCGATGCCGAACTTTTTGGCGGCCGAACGAATCCTGCCCTTGATCGCCGACAACTCCTCCGCGCTGTACTGGGACGCATTCTTGGGCATGTTGATGTACGACCAGGCCGCCCGCACATGCGCCTCCGTGTCGACCGGATACTTGTTGTTCTTCGGGTCCGCATACGTGACGTCGCCGTACGGCTTCTTCTTATCCCCATCATCTTTGGCGGCCTTCGACGACAACACGATGGCTTCTGTGTTAGACGGAAGTGAGACAAACGCGGCCTTAAGTAGTTCCCGTTCCGGTTTGGCGTCCTTCTGATTCTTGCGCTGTGCGAACGTGACAGACAACGACACGGCGTGCCCATCAGCGTATTTATCATTCACGATCTGGCGCACCAGTTGCGCGTAGGGCGTCGGCGCGTAAGCACCATCGCCAAGCAATCTATTACCTTCGATGCGTGGAACTACGCTGCCCACGGTTTTCTCAATCTTGTGATCGTGATCGCCGTCGATATGGATTCGCGCCGGCAATGGCTGTTTCCACTCATCAATTAGTAACCGTTCACCGTCGCGGTCTAACGCTTCAGTCGACAGGATCACCTTGAATTCGCCGTTGGGATTGTCCGATTCGACTGGAATGACATCGGCGTCAACGCGTTTGGTGACGACGTCCATGGTGTCTGCCTTCCTCACTACATCGGCGTATGACGCCGCTTGAATCTGGGGTGGCTGTTCTTCGGGGTGTTCGCGCGCGTACTCGAGGCGGCGCAGGTAATTCACCAGATCGTCGAAATCATCCACGTCCGGGTCGTCTCGGGCGGCGTCGTAATCGGCCTGCCACTGCTCGACATAGTTAGGCGGCCAGTAGTCCTCACCCGGGCCTACCGGCACCGCTTGACAGCGGCAGTTCGTGTGATACGGCTGCCCGATGTCACGGGACGCGCTGTGCTCGGTGACCTCGGTTGCCGACTCGGCGCTGTGGTAAAGATGCGACGTAGCGGTCAGCCCGGTCGCCAGCACCCGGCAGAACGCGCACGCATCTTCACTGGCCTGCCGTGCATAACGCACATTTTCACGGTCCCAGTTATGGATGGCAGGCATTTACAGCCGCCGCTCCAACAACCACTCGCAGGCTTCCCGCACCCCGTCCTGATCCCCGGTCTTGTTGATCACGAACCGGGCCGCCGCCTGCAATGTCTGACCGCGCCCCACCAAACCGCCGAGCTCACGCATGTACTTCGCCACCGCCGGCGACGGAACCGCAATCCCATCCCCATCACCATTCGGCGAAGGCACCACCGCCCCCGCGGTCAAGGCTGGCGCCCCACCCGGCGACCCTCCACCCATCCCCGGAACCGCCCCCAACGGCTGCATCGCCTGATTCGCATACAACTCATCAGCCACCGGCCCGGCATCATTCAAATCAAACTCCTGCCGCGCCTCAGCAGGCTTATAAATCCCCGAATTCACCAACTTCGACATCGACTCCGCCCGCTGCTCAAACGAACCACGCAACTCCTTGGACATGTCGAACCGCATCACCTTCGGACTGTTAAACTCCCGCCCCACATGCCAATTCACCACCGACTCAATAAATTCAATACGATGCTGCATACTGTCTCGATACAGGCTGCGCATGTTCTCGGTGATGTTGGAAAACGTTGCATGATCCAAGATTTGGATGCTTGGCGGCGGCAAATCCATCACCGCCGCAACCTCCTCACGCGACAGCTTGCGACTCTCGATGTACGCCATCTCATCGGCGTTGTACTGCATCGGCGCCGCAGTCACCCCATCCTCGAGCACCACCACCCGACCCATGTTCCCGGTCCCCTGATGCTCAGATTGGAAGGCCTGCTTCAACCGGGTCCGCCCACCGGTGCCGAGCTCCCGCTCGCTGGATAGCACCATGGACGGGCGGGCACCGTTCTTCCACCACGCCGCCATCGCCCGCCGCGACGAATCTTCGTTCAGCAGCGTAAGTCGCAGCGGCTCAAGACGACTCATGCCCCGCATCGTGTTATCCGGACTAAAACTGCGGAACGGCACCACATCATCCGCGGTGAACACCTGATTCGGCCGGCCCATAAACCGGAACGCCGACGTCCCATCGGTGTCACGGAAAATCTGCGTCAACGACGGGTGCATCGGAATAAAGCTGGTGATCTGCCGGCCGCGGCCCTCACGCAGCTTGATCCAATACGCCTCCCCATAAATTTCGACCACCGACGTCGTCCACGCCCAAAAGCTGTACGGGTCCAGGGTGGGGCACGGGTTCGCCATCAACTGCGCGAACGGCCCAACCTCATCCAACACCTGCCCCGTCGGCGGCGACATATCCCACACCTGAACCCCAAGCCGCGCAATCGACGTCGACACCTTCTGCACCGCCGTGTAAACCCACGGCTGTGTCCGATAGAGCTGGCCATATGAAGCGAACGCGGTCTCGAGCGTCATCCCCAGCCGGGGCACAAAATAGCTGGGCCAGAACTGCGGCGACGTCTCCGCGAACGCCTGCGGAGCCAACGGCATATTGGTGCCGTTCTCTAATATCACCGTAGAAGCCGCCCTATGTATACTCAGCGCGACGGCGCTTCACCGTCGCACACCGAAAGTAAGGAACCAAGATGTCAACTGACACGACCACAACCAACGGCCAGATCGACGTAAGCCAAGTCGTCCGGCTCACCAGAATTGAGAAGCAGACAATCGAAATCCCGATCGTCGGCATCACCCCACTCATCCCGCATAAGTGGTCGGAGAAAGCCAAACGGATGATGCGGGAGAAGCAGTCCGCGCCGACCAAGGCCCGCGCCAAGCTCGCCGCCAAAGACGCCGCCGAAGAGGCTGAAGCATCCCTCTATCGGTTGCCGGACGGGCGTCCGGGGATGCCGGCGACCGCGTTCAAAGCCGCCACGGTCGGCGGTGCCCGCTTCTACGGCAAAGACGTCACCATTGTGATGCAAAAGATTTCCCTGTTCGTTCTCGGCGAAGGCGATGACCAACTGGTGCCGATCGTCGGCGATATGACGATGCGGGAAGACACCCCCCGCAACGCTGGCGGAGTCGTGGATCTGCGCTACCGCTACTCGTTTTGGCCATGGTCGGCCGTCCTGTCTGTGCAGTTCATCCCGTCCGCCATTGACGCTGAATCGGTGGTGAACCTGATCGACGCGGGCGGCAACGGCGGGGTTGGGGACTGGCGTCCCAGCGCCCCGAAATCATTGACTGGCACGTTCGGCCGCTACCGCGTGGACCTATCGTGACGAAACATGCTGAACGGCAAGAGACCGACGAGCAGATCGCCAAAACCGTTCTAACGATTCAGGAGCGTGACGGTGTCGCCTCACCCGATGCGTTCATCGAAGCGGTTGCCGATGAGGACCATCCGCTACACGGCCTGCTCGAGTGGGATGACGCGGTTGCTGGGCATGAATACCGCAAACATCAATCGCGGCATCTGATTGGGCGGGTAAAGCTCATCGTGGAAGACAGTCAGGTTCCAGCGTTTGTACATATCACTATCAGCCGTGATGGTGGGATGCAGGAGGGGTATGTGCCGTTTGAGGTTGCCGTTAACGATGAGTCGATGTCTGCTCAGATGTTGGCTGAGGCTGCGTCTGGGGTTGCGGGCTGGTCGCGGCGGTTGGCCGGTATCCGGCGTGCCGGGCCTGCGTTAGTGAAGCTGGGCGAGGCAGTCGACTTGCTTCGTGACTCGGCCAACTAGATAAGTTTTCGGGTCGGGGCAGGGCCCGGCGTGGCAACGCTAGGCGAGGCACGGCCCGGCACGGCGAGGCCAGGCAGGCGAGGCAAGGCGAGGCCTGCCCTGGCCGGGCCCGGCCCGGCGGGGCACGGCAAGGCTAGGCGGGACATGGCGGGGCGCGGCAGTCTGGGCCAGGCGTGGCTCGGCACGGCCGGGCAGGGCACGGCCAGGCTGGGTTGGGCAGGGCATGGCAGGCACCGCGAGGCCTGGCGCGGCCGGGCTCGGTGTGGCTAGGCAAGGCGCGGCGAGGCCAGGCATGGCAGGCCTGGCGAGGCCTGGCATGGGACGGCAAGGCCCGGCTAGGTGGGGCGGGGCACGGCACGGAAAGGCAAGGCAGGCGAGGCACGGCTTGGCGTGGCTTGACGAGGCGCGGCTGGGCGAGGCACGGGCGTGGCGAGGCAGGGCAGACGTGGCAACGCTAGGCGAGGCACGGCCCGGCACGGCGAGGCCAGGCAGGGCGAGGCAAGGCAGGCTACACTAACCCCGCCCATGGATGGGCGTGGCTAGCCATGGCGGGGCTAGCCATGGCGGGGCAGGGCAGGGCGCGGCAGGCGGGGCTGGGCGCGGTTGGGTTTGGCGGGTCATGGCGCTGCTGGGCACGGCACGGCGGCCCTGGCTGGGCACGGCGAGGCACGGCGAGGCACGGCGAGGCAACAAACCCGCAGCTCACTACGGCAATTGCTGCAACCAACAATTAACTCGATCAACAAACTGACGCCCCTGAATCGGCTGCGCCGTCGCACCCGGCGCGGGCACCGTTTCACACGCCTCAAACAAATACACGTCATCGTCATAATCGACCAACCGGCCGATAAACGTCGACCCATCAAAAAAATTCACGGCGACACGCTTATTGATAGCGGTAGCGATAAGCGGCAACCGCCGCGCAAACATGCTCACGGCAGATACACCACCGCCATGCCGGCGGCAACGATGTCCTCGTTGAAATTCGCGCCACCAGGCGCCACCAACGTAGCCAGATAACGCCCATACTTCTCGCGTTTATCCTTCACGGTGCGGATAACAAACTTGCCGTCCGGGCAGTTCTCCGCGAACCACGCAATCGCCCACGTCTTAGCCGCCTTACCCTCAGCCGTGGCCATCTCCGGGGCGTTGATCCCATAGACCCGCAGCGTGGTACGCACGCCGATATCCATCCCCAGATCGACCATTACGTGCATGGTGTCGCCGTCGACTACTTTGACGAGGACGGCCGAGTATTCGTACATGTGTTACAGCACCAGCACATCCGCACCATCAGCACCGCTATAAATACTCGGCCGATCATCCGGCAGGCGCCCCAACCCCCACACCGCACCAATCACCGCCACCAACGGCGCAACATCACACGGCGACCCAGGCCCATCCACCACCCAACCCCCACCCGCCTGCACCTTCACCACCGCGCTAGTAGCAGCCATATCCAAACCAGGATGCGCCAAATGCTTCACCAGCCCATCCCGCACCGCATCAAACATCAACCCATGCCCCGCACTGACGTCCGCCGCCCCCCACCGCTCCAACGGCAACCCCGCCGCCTCAATCCCATCAATCAACGACAACGCCGGAGTCCCCGCACCCGACCGCACCACCACCACCGAGAACCCGTCCCGGTGCTCGAGCAGCCACGGCACCACCCAATCGGTACCCGGCGCATCCTCCCAAATACCAAACACACCATCCGCAGCCCTAGCGATATAGGCCCGCTCCCGCTTGCCACCAGACACCTCAAGACAGATCGACGACCGGGCACCCTCACCCGGCCGCGCCTTATTGTCCTGCGTGCCAGACCAGCACCCCTCCGGGAACGGGCCACCATCCGCCAGGCTGACCCACCGGCACATGCACTCCATGTCGAAGACGTGCGGCGGCGACGTGCGCAGCGCCGCCACCAACGCCCGCTCCGTCACACAATTACCGGTAACCTCAGTGTGCCCCATCGACGGATTGGCCTGCGCCCACGCCACACGATCCGTACGTGCCGCATTCGGACTAGCCGACCACTCAAACCACCCCAACGAATGATCCCCCAACTCAACATCCAACGACTCCTCAACATCCCCCAGCAAATCCGAATCCGCATCACCATCAGGCCACCCCAAATCCCGATGCGCACACGCACGCAAATACCGCAACACCACCGACAACGCATCCCCAGCATTCGAAAACGCCCACGCCTGCGCCCGCGGCCGAGCATTCATCGTATTAGACACAGCCGCCCACGAATCCCACGACTGATGCTCCCGCAACTCATCAAGTAGCACCAAATCACCCGAAAACCCGCGGGCACCCCGCCGCGACGCCGCCGCAACCCGATACTCACACCCCGTCACCAGCGTCAACACCTTCGGATGACCCCGAGAAATCTTGTCAATCAGTGGTGCCAGTTCGTTGTTTTCGGTCGCCCACTCGACAGCTTCAGCCCACGACTTCTCTGACCGGGTCAAATCCTGCGCGGTACCAATCACCATTTTGGAATCCAGGGCGTAGACATGCCACAGCGCCAGCACCACCAGCATCAACGTCTTGCCGGACTGGCGAGCAACCTCGACAGCCACCGTCCGAAACCGGTACAACCCGGTCGCCTCGTCCAACTCCAAAGCATGCAGCAACAACCACCGCTGCCACGGAAACAACTTCAACCCAAGCACCCGTTCCGCGAACGCGACACACGCGAAGCCGTGCGTCGTTTCGAGGGTCAGTTCGCGGCGCGGCGG